ATTAGCGAATGTATATCGTTTGCCATCCACGGTAATCCTAACCAGATTCATTCGGTTCAGTTGGACTATTCGCCTAGTTGCCATAGCTTTTCCCCTCAGGGCGATATGCCCTAATGAGCAGATGATCTAAGACGCGGCTAATCTGCCTCACGCCTTGTGGTATGTAGAACCTCGTTCACTAAGCCTGCCCTAGCAGGGGGAACTTAGTTCGTTGTCAAATAGCCCGCTAATGGTAGCGTCACCGAAGAGTGATATAGGCTCTTCACCTTTGGTAGTAACTCAGGCATTCCATCTCAAACGCCTTAGTTATGAATAGCATATTCTCTAAGACGATGATGCAACGCCTCAAGTCTGCGATAGTAAGCAGTAGCCTCTGGATATCTGTTCCCTTCAAGATCAATACACAATTCCTTTTGTGCATCGATGATCGCTTGAGTTAGGTCTAGCACTTCTTGAAGAGTGAAATCCATCGCCTTCGTCTTTCGTAAGGCTGCTTGCCCTCAATGCTCAGTCTCTGGATTAGTCTTTGCAAAATACCGTAAGACCTTGGCTGCAAAGTCTAGGTCATGACTTTCCATATTGTATTGATAACTATGGAAGTCATTACCAACCTTAATTACCATAGCTATTCCACTGGCATTCGCCGATACTTTAGCAATCTCTGCTATAAACTCTTCCGGCGTACCAGTGAATTCACTAATCTGCATATGTTTTGGCTTGGGTTGCATGGTCTATTCCGTTGGGTAGTATCTTAAGCTTAGGCATTCCATCTCAATCGCCAATTATACACGAAACGAAACGAGAACGCGATCACGATTTGTTGATTGCCGATCACGAGTTCGTGATGGTGCGCCGCGACATCATCCGCTCTAGTTTACCTAAAGCGAATTGACATTGTGTACAAATCCTATGCTCAGGCTTGGCCTTGACTATGTACTTGGCCTTGTAACCTAGTAAACACAGATAGACTAGCTGGCCTTGTACAGTGGTGCCTATATGCAACACGTTGGCATTTCGCCTATTTGCTACGCACAGCATTCGCCTGTCTCCTAATTCTGTTCCTATTATAGCACAATTCGCCAAGGATATCAACCACTTGTCTGGATTTATTTCACCCAATCGCCTACCCTCATGTCCCCCTTATCCTCCTCTAATGTAACCCTTATGGCCTCATAGAGATATACCCTCCATGTGTCCCTCCCCTGCCATATCCTGCTCCCGTCCTATCCTATGTGTGATATATATATTGGGTATAGAAGGTAGGGCAGGGGCATGGCAGGGGTAGAAGGGGAGCAGAATCATGGAGGGTAGGGTACAGAAGGAGGTTTGGGCCAGATGAGGCCATAAGGACTACATAAGAGTGAGACAAGGGGGAGATAAGAGCCAAGGGAGCGATATTGCGATGCACAACGATTGTAACATTTCGTGATTGGACTTTTTCGCCGAGATCGGGCATTTGTGGCGATGTGGCCAGCGCAATCCGCGCAAATGGCCCAAAGGAGCGAAGATGAACGAAGTAGTCAGCCTGAAGGCCCTCCAAGATCAAATCGCTAAACTCCAAGCCGATAACGCGGCCCTGCGCCATGCTAGCGACCGCAAGCTGTCCTGCAAAGTCACCGACAAGGGTGGCGTGTCCGTCTACGGCCTAGGCCGCTTCCCTGTCACCCTCTACGCCAGCCAGTGGGACAAGCTGCTCGCTGGCGCCGATATGATCCGTGCCTTCCTCACCGCCAACCGCGCCCTGCTCTCCACCAAGGACTAGCCTACCCTGTGACTTAAATACAACAGGCCCCGGGATCGACCCCCCGGGGCCAAAATTTTGTCCTCGCGCGGGGAGGCAGAGGACCAGGATAAATATGTGGCCATTTTTCAATAGCCCATACAACCCCAGCTTTTGCCACTTGACATTTGGAAATTTGTTTATTATAATGATTGGGAAAGGTGAATTACGTGGTGGAAATTCCGGATTTTATTAACGCAACCTCGGCGCTTAGCGGCGGGGTATATGTGCTGGTGCATAAAGGCAAGGTGGTGTATATTGGGAAGAGTAAGTGCATGTTGGTGCGGATTTATGCGCATAGGTCTTTGAACAAGCGGCATCCGGGATCGGACGTGCCGAAGTGGTTACAGGTAAAGGGGATTGCGTTTGATGAGATACATATTCGGCCTTGTGCGTTGTCGGATGTGGATCGCATTGAGCAAGAGATGATTACTCGGTACAAGCCGAAGTACAACGTTAACCATGTGCATCCTATGATAAAGGCACCGATACCACTGAGGATTCATGGGGTGGATATCGTTATCAATCCAACAGCAGCTATGATAGCATCTAAACCAGTGATTGAAAGGCGAATCTAATGGCCGAAGCTATTACAATAAAACTAGCATGGCTAGTACCCCGCCGTCTTGCCTATTGGTGCACTATCCGTGTTATAGCTCACGCTACCCAAGGCAAATATAGTAACCAAGAGGTTCCAGCCCTATCGGCTATGGACGCTCTCAAACGTTGGTGATCTGTGGCCCTCCATCGAGGCAAAATCTCTACCAAGCCTGAAATCCTCTCTGTGAGGCCGCTCACTAGGGAAGATCTTGGCTTGATTGCAGAGAGGAAGGCTGATAGTGATGGCAGGCCATTGCAAGGTGCTGTGCGTAGGTTTAGGGACCCACATCATCAAGTCGCTCGCCTATTCGCCTCGGGCCTGCGCTTGCGTGAGGTAGCTGATCGATGTGGCTATTCCTATCAGCGCATCCACGTTCTACATTCCGACCCTGCCTTCCAGCAACTCATCGCCAAGTATCGAGAGAAGGTCGATGCCTCCTTCGTCGCCAACGCAGACGAATTCTACGACCTTGCCACTGCCAACATGCGCAAGGCTGAAACAATGATTGCCGAACGACTCGAAAAAGCCGAGGAGGAAGATATTGACCTTCCACTCAAAACCCTAATCGATATCTCTGGCGATCGCATGGATCGATTCGGCTATGGCAAACGCCAGACGAATCTAAACGTCAATGCCGACTTCGCGAGCCTGCTCGAAAAAGCCATCCAGCGAAGCGGCAAAACTATTGAGGCAAATGCCATCCCCGGCAATAGCCTCCCTCCTCCGAAGGCCCCCCTGCTGTCAAGCTCCTCGGAGGAGCTTTCTATTGAGGCCGAACCAGCCCCCGTGCCTCAATCCCCTGAGCGACCATCGCGCCTCCCCGCTCAGGGGCCCCAATCGGCTGACGTCATTCGGCGTCGAGCCATCGCCTAGGGAGGATCGTTGATGAGTGATCGTGGAAGTATTGGCTTGGTACAACCACTCGATCTCCAGCGATCCTCCCGCCTTTGGGTAGCCATTTGGCCCTTCATTGGTGGCATTATCTTATTCCTCTGGGTTATCTGGATGCTTCTCTAATGGACCCTAAACTCATCGCCTGGCTTGCCTCAGTCAAAGACGATCCCCTAGCGTTCGTCCTTGGGGCATTCCCTTGGTCCGAAGAAGGCGCCTTAGCCGAGTTCGATGGGCCGCTGGCTTGGCAAAGGGAAATCCTAGAGAAGATTCGCTTAGGCTTGCTGACTCCCTCTGACGCCATCCAACTAGCCACCGCCTCAGGTCACGGCATTGGCAAGTCCGCCCTCGTCGCCATGATCACCCTTTGGGCCTTCATGACCTACCCCGACACCCTCGGAGTCGTCACTGCCAACACCGAAACCCAGCTGAAAACCAAAACCTGGGCCGCTATGGGCAAATGGTTCAACCTCTGCTGGTTTGCCAAGGACCATTTCACCTTGACCGCCACGGCCCTCCTCTCCAGGGACCCTTCCCGCGAACGCACTTGGCGAATCGATATGATCCCCTGGTCTGAGAAGAACCCTGAGGCCTTCGCCGGGATGCATAACAAGGGCAAGCGATTATTGCTGATTATGGACGAAGCCTCCGCTATCCACGACCTAATCTGGGAGACAGCCGAAGGTGCCCTTACCGACGATGAAACCCAAATCCTCTGGCTCGCCTTTGGTAACCCTACTCGAAACTCTGGCCGATTCAAAGAATGCTTTGCAGGTGGCAAACATGCAGAATTCTGGGACACTCGCCAAATTGACTCCCGCACAGTCCCCATTACAAACAAAGCTCGATTTGAC